CTATGGTTTCTGAAATGTTTTTACTTGGTACTACTCCAAAAGTAGCTTCTATAAAATCGTTCCTTACATTTCTATAAAATATATAGTTATCTTTCAGTTTGTTTGTGTTTATCAAGTTATCCAGAGCATCTACTATTTTTTTATCATGGTCAGAAAGAGGTTTATCGGTTCTTAGTCTCTCATTGATAAAGAACGAGTTTGCTGTTGCTACATAACCATTATTCATGATAATTTCTTCATTTTTAGCGTTAATATTCTGATTCTTATACATAGCTTCCAGCTCATGTATAGAAACTTTTTTATAATCAATCTGTTGTTTTAATATTGCTTCTGCTTGTTCTGCCCCCACTACTTTGCTGTAAGCGTTATTAGGCGGAAAAACTTTTTTCTCTGCACCTGGATTAAAGCGGAATATCTGAAGTTTGTTTTTTCCATTAGGTGCAATATGGGTGGTTGCTTTTTCTCCTAATTCTTTTGCTTTTTTGCTGTCGCTCAGTGTGTTTTCTCTTGCCAGCACTTCTACAGCTACACAGCGACACCTCCAACCATTAGGTGGATAATACTCTGTCCAGAAATCATCATCCTTTGGTAGACAGATTCCATTGAGTACAGCATGGTTTGCTCTTACTCGTTCATCTCCTGCGGTTCGGTATTCCAGCCAGTATCGACTGGTATTTTCTTGGAGATTTGCCCAGTTTGCTGCGCTTTGGGCAGAATGTACTGCAAACTGATACTCAGCTTCTAAATAGTGGCGGTTATACTGTTCGTTGAGTTTTAAAATCTTTTGTTCAAACCTGTCATAAGGAACTATGTTTCCGTTTTCATCTTTTAGATAACTTCGTGCTTCAGTGAGCTGTGTATGAGTTTTCAGTCCCGAAAAAATAAAAACATCTTTTTCTAGATAATCTCTCATTTCCTGCGGTACTTCATGCGGAACAGCAGAAGAAAAAACATTAGCGGTATGCTCTACAACAGCCCGAAACTCAGGAACATTCATGAGGTCATCAGGTTTATAGCTTTTTCGAGAATAAAGAACATCAAAAGCCTTTTGGGTAATATTCAAAAGTTCATTTATAGGCTCTTCGTCCATTGAAAGCTGTATATATCCAGCGTTTCTGCATGTTTCACAATCGCAATGTGCATATTGTCCAGAAAGGGTATCATGTAGCGCCCCAAAGTATAGTTTGGGGCTTATCCGAAAAAATCTAACCCCAAATTTTGTGAGTTGGTTGTTCTATCTCCTTGTACTTCTACTCCAAATTTATCCTTTATCCATTCATCAGGGATGTTTTTATAAGGCATTAAATCAATGGTTCTTTTCCATAGTTCGCTCAAATCTTCCACTTGGTCATATTGAAAAATCAATCCATCTTCGGGAAGAACTCCAATGGCATAGAGGGCAGACAAAACCTTTTCGTTCATATACTGCTCTACAAGAGTCTGGTCTGCATTGACTAAATCTTGCAGTGTTTCCTGGGAACTTTCCTCCTTGCCTTTACTTCCGTATTTGGTATCCTGTCCAATAATAGCCCCAGAGATAAGCAGAGAGATATTGTCCCTGCATAGTTTAATGAGTCCGTTATAGACTTCTCCTGTTGAGGGAACGCCATTACTTGCCCATTCAAAAGTTTCGCTTTCATCAATAATAAACCACGCTGCCGCTCCCATATCAGTCATCATTTTTTCAGCACGATTAAGGGCAGCTCTGTCTCTGGTGTTGGTTTTCATCACACGGGGCGGAATACCATAAATCTCACAGAGTTCCGACCAGCAAGACTGAGCAAACCTTGAAAATAAGATATGCGGAATTGCTTTATTTATCAGCCCTAAATCTCCCACGGTTCCAAAATCTAAAAGCCAAGTACCATATTCAGGTGCGTTGATATAATCAAGTCCTTTTTCATCAGTATAGTCTTTTAAAATAATTCCTTTTTGCGGAATCACATTTTGACGAGGCACAAGAGTAATCAGAGGCGTAGGGAGGTCTCCTGTTGATAGTTCTTCATTCTCCTTTCGGTTCAATTCGATGAGAGTATATCCCATATAAATACTGTCTAGAATATGCTCTATAATAGTATTGAACCAAACGGATTTTTGTAGTTTATCCGTTAGTTCTTCATGGGTTTCTCCACTTGCTTTTTTAATCACAAAATCAGCAGAAATAGTCTTTAGTTTTCTGTTTTGAATTTGTGAAGTCAAGTGAGCGTCAAGGCTCATGTCCTTTACTAAATTATAGTAAGGGAACATCTTTGGATAATCTATGTTTTCTGCATTAGAAAGTGCGTTTTTCCATACCAATACATCAGAACGAGTACGAGCTATTGCTTTAGGTACGATGTTCCGTGTAGGTTGCAGACTATTAGTCCCTGCTTTGTTAGTATGATTTTTAGTATTCTTCTTTTTCATTTTTTAATGGATTACTCGTGATTAAACTTTCTTCTTGAACCAAATACAAAAGGTTCTTCGTTGGAATTAGAGGTGTTGGAGTTCCCATTCTCCTTAATAAGAGGGAGGTTTCCGAGAGATACTTCGCCTTTGTTTAGTTTTTTAAGCCACTCAATAGCTCTATCGTAGCGTTCTTTTGCCCAGTCATGGAGCATATCTGGGTGAGCAAGAGTGATAAAGTGCCACACCGCTACATTAACTACAATATTCAAAATAAGCGGATTTCTCTCTGTTCCTGTGGCAGAGAAAATCTTGTCTACATCATAGCGGAGCCTTCCATCCAGATATTCTTTTTTAGCATTGGTATAGAAGTATGATTTAACCTCCTCTTCGGCGGCAGCAATGGCTCTTAAAATAATATCTTCATCGCCTTCTGAAATCTGCTGTGTCTGGTATTGGTATAGATTTGTTTTTAAATCTTCTGGGGTTGCGTACATTGTTTTAAAGGTTTAATAATGATTATTGACTCTTGCTCCAAAGGCATAAGTATTAGATGTTTTTCTTGCTCTCGTGGAAAGCCACTTGAATGCTCCATGCACAGCATCTGGTCCGTCATCATGAGCTTGACTTCCTTTCTCGAATGCTAGAAACTGGTCTATAAGGGTCTGCATATCGGAGTTATGCTGTTCAGAATTAAAAAAGACATTTTTCCGCTCAAAATACCCCGAGAGGCTTTCTATCCTACTGTATTTATCAGATTTAGGGCGTTTGTCTGCTACTACAGGGATATAGTAACCTCGTTTCTCTCCTTCTAAATCAAAATCAGAGGTAAATTCATCCATCGCAAAAAGTCCCTCAATCATATAGCGGATATTGAACTTGTCAAGTCCAAATTTCTCATATTGGTCATAGAGCCACTGGGCACAATGGGCTCGGCTTTTTTGCTGCATGTAAGCCAATAGTATATGATACTCTTTACCTTTCATACCAACCAAGATAAGCGCTTTGTAATCGGCGTTTTCTTTATAAGAAAGGTCTCCGTAAAAACATAAATTATCGTATTCTCTTAATGGGAGGGCTTTTTTATACTGTATATCTTCATACTTGAATATAGCTCCGTCCTCGATATGGGTATGCATATATTCCCGCATAAAAGAGCGGTAGGGCGTTTTATGAAACTTATTTTTCCAATATGAAGCAGAGGATTTCTCTGGCCATTCAGGTTCAAAGGATTTCAAATCTTTAACAGCACAGACCGAAAGCACCTCAAAATGTGTGTTGTCCTCTGCAAAGCTGCCCATATCGATAATTTCTCCCTCTTCATTCTCTATACTTGTGTTTTCTATAACGGCCTTAAAATAAAGCTTCAATCTGTTAGTGATAGAGTTTTTATGAAAGTTGTTATTTGCATAGATAAATCGTTCTATGGCGTTTTCATCAGCATCAAAAGTTCCCCAAATATCTTCAGTGATGAAATCCACACTTTCTCGCATGATACGGTCGTTATTGACTGATTTTTTGCTATCCACATCATCCACTACGATATAATCGGGTCTGTCTGCCTCCTCTCTCGCTCCTCTGGGGTTTTGTCCAAATCCAATAGACATAAACCTCACTCCATCTGTGGTAGCAAAATCGCCATCAGCCCAGTTTCCAGCAGAAAATTTATCTCCGTAATCGTTTTTAAATCTATTGTTAAACTGAAGTTGCGCTTGGATAGAAGAAAGTAGTTTTTTTGCTTTGATTTCTGTTTCTCCCACCAAGAGCATAAAACGGAGTTCTTCTTTGACTAAATAAAGATAGAGCGGTATTCCCATATCAATATGCACGGATTTACCTGCTGAACGGAACATCTCTGCTAGTAGCCTCAGTCGTTTATTCTTGATGACAATCTTTGCTAATTTAGCATGAAACCAAGCTGATTTTTTCTTTGCATAATTTGGAAAATAATACTCAAACCAACAGATATAATCTTTTTCTAATCTCTTTATTCTGTCTGTTTTCTCTTTGGCGGTTTCATGGATATTGATAGAGGTTGCCTTGGCAATACGAAGACAGTGTTTGTCGTAATCCTGTAAGAGTTTGATGTATTTTTTATCCATTGATTTCTATACTTATGCGGTGTTGAAGAAATTGTTTATGATATTGTGTGCATTGCGCAGCAAAGGCTGGGTCTACCTCTGATGAAATAAAGTTATCCAGGTCTTTTAAAATACGATGCACTACGACAGGGTCAGCCTGCTTGTCGCAACGGTCTAAGGCTTTCATAAGTTTTTCTACACCCGTTGCAGAGAAGGTGGGAACCCCGCCGTTAATAATACGCAGGGTCTCCTGCTGGAGTTTCTGTTTAATTACCGTAGGGGAAGCATGAAAATTCATGCGTTTTTCCTCCCAGTTATATTTTTGAACCCAGCGGCTTACGGTCAGCTCTGTAACTTTATAAAGGGTAGCAACCTCCTTTTGCGAGGCTTCCATGTTTTCTATATAGTAGGCTTCGGCTTTAAGTCTTATGCTGTCTTTTTTTGTTGCCATTTCTTAATGTTTTTACACGCAAAATTCCCTCTATTCCTCTGCTTAAAAAAAGAATAGTCTAAGGTTTAGACATGCCCGTATTTTGTTTATACATAACTGTTTGCACATCAGACAACTTCTTTTTTTTCACGGATAAAGCCCCCAAATTTGCCTCGTTAAAACTCAAATAAAAATGCCAAGATTCATACTTAATGATGAAAATGTAACGAACTCCTATGGGTTCAAGATTAAAACAGCAGGGATATACCTTAAAAGATTTGAGGCTAATCCTGTGATGCTTGACGGACACAACCCTTCTAATCACGCTGTTATTGGAAAATGGATAAAGATAAAGGTGGAGGATGGGAAGCTTTCCGCTGATACGGATTTTGATATGCAAGACGAAAATGCCAAAACCATAGCGGGAAAAGTAGAACGGGGAGTAATAAAGGGCGCCAGTATGGGGATTTCTTTCAGCAAAAAAGATTTTTCCTATCAAAATGGAGAGCTGATTTTAGAAAAATGCAGTCTGCACGAGGCGTCTATTGTTGCTATTCCAAGTAATGCGGGAGCATTAAGACTGATGATGGATGGAGAGGAAATCTCTGAAACCGATATGAAAGCCCTGTGTCTTTCAATAGCACAGAATCAAGAAGATTTTAAACCTAAATTTAATAATAAAATGAAATTAAAATTGTCACAATTAGCCTTTATCGCATTGGGATTTGATGGCCAGACAGAAGAGGCGACACAGGAGCAGTCAATACAGCAGTGTTGAAACTGCAGGAGGAGAAAAACAATCTAAAAGCACAATTAGCTTTATCGGAAGAGAAAGTAAATGCTTTTGTAGAGAAAGAAAAAGAAGCCAAACTCGCAGCAACAAATAAGATGCTGGATGAGGCGGTTGCCAGCGGAAAAATTACAGCAGACAAGCGCCAGACCTTTGCTGACCTTGCAGCGCAGAATTTTGATTTAGCTAAATCAACATTGGATTCTCTGCCGGCAAAACAGAATTTCGGTGCAGGAGTAAAAACTCCAGCAGGAACTAGTGCTGTGGCTAAGATGGAGGACTTCCAAAAATTGAGCCTTGATGAGCAGTTAGCTTTTAAAGCTGAAAATCCAGATGCTTATAAAGAGCTTTTAAAAACCCTTTAATTATTGTTTAATCATTAAAAAAAAGAAAAGAAATGCCAAAAAATTTTCCAGAAATATGGGAAGGTCGTGTAAGACAAACCCTTGAAAACGGAGCAACAGCAGACTTCTTGGACGGAGTCAGCGAATTAGACGGAAATGTAAGCGAAATGGGAGAAGAGAATATCATTCATATTCCTACCACAGAGTTTAATCCTGAAGTTTTAATCAACAACCAAACTTACCCTATCGCAGTAGAGAGTTTTACTGATGACACGGTAATTGTGAAGTTGGATAAATACCAAACTAAAGCTACAAAAGTAACGGATGACCAGATTATTGGGGCTTCTTATGACAAGATAGATGCAGTGACCAAATCACACACCAACTCTATCAATGCAAAGAAATACAAGAAAGCCCTTCACGCCCTTGCTCCTGATACTAATGCAGCAAAAACACCTGTATTACAATTAGCAGGAACGGAGTGTACCTATGAGGATTTGGTGGCACTGAAAGACAAGTGTGATGAACTTGAATGGCCAGAAGAAGGACGAAGATTGGTGCTTTGTAATAAGCATTGGAATGCTCTTTTAAAGGATAGAAAGAACTTCGGTGACCAGCTTATCAATTACAAAAGTGGAGAAGTATCTCCTGTAATTGCAGGCTTTGAAATCAAGAAGTATATCGCAAGCCCTCATTATGCGGGAACCACAAAAAAACCTTTCGGGGCTGTGCCGGCAAGCGGTGACAAACCAGCTTCTGTATGCTTCGTAGTAGATAATGTCAGAAAGAAAACAGGTCTTACTAAGCAGTATTTCTCTGAAGCGGGTAAAAGTCCAGAGAACCAAGCGAACCTTCTTAACTACCGACACTACTTCATTGCGGTTCCTTTGGAAAAGAAATTCATCGCAGCATTAGTGTAGATTAAAAACCAAAAACAATGAGAGAAATAAAGTTTTTAGCCGTGCATTGCACCGCTACGCCACAGACCGCGACAGTGTCTTCTATCCAGAGCTACTGGAGAAATGTTTTGAAGTGGAAAATGCCCGGCTATCACTTTATCATCAAACCTGATGGAGAGGTAGTCAAGCTTCTGAGTGTAGATGAAATATCTAACGGGGTTAAAGGTTTTAATTCAGTAAGTATCAATATTGCCTACATCGGGGGTGTAGACAGCCAGAATAACCCTATTGACAACAGAACACCAGCCCAGAAAAAGGCTCTTCGGGATTTATTAGAGAAATTTAAAATAGTCCATCCAAAGGCAATCATCCAAGGACACAGAGATTTTCCTAATGTGAAAAAAGCGTGTCCAAGTTTTAATGCAAAAGAAGAATACAAAAATCTATAGAAAATGAATGCGTATTTAAAAATCATATCTATCTGTTTAGCGTTGGTTTTTGCAGTTTCCTGCGGAAGCAGGAAGCCTGCAGAACCGCTAATCATAGAGAATACAAAGACCATTACCAAGGAAACCCTCGTAAGAGACACCGTGGTAGTAACCCAGAGGGACAGCGTAAGGACTGAGGTCATGATAGACTGCCCAGAGGGAGGAACTCCCAAGATTAGAACCATTTATAAAAACCCACCAAGAGGCAGGATATTGCAACCTCCACAGGTGGCACTTAGCGGCAATAAACTCACGATAGACTGCAAGGCAGAAGCCGAAAAATTAGCTCTTAAACTCTATGATAAGTATGTAAAAGAGCATGAAATCAAAACGAATGTGCAATATATAGAAAAGCCCTTTAAATGGTATCATTCAGCCCTTATGTATTTCGGGGGACTCAGTCTGTTACTCTTTATCATTGTTGGTGTGGCTCCTCTATTCATTAAATCTAAACTTTAAAGTAAAAAACAATGGAACAAGTATTTATAGATAATCCAAAGCTAGATGTAGCTTATAAAACTGCTGATGGTATTTTTTTCTTCCTGGAAAACGATGCAGTAAACTATGCATCTACTCTTGAAGACAAAACAGTAGAAAAAGTTATTCCAAAAAGGGAGAAGACAGCAGAAGCAGTAGATAATACTGCTGATGAACAAGGTGATACAAGAGAGCAAAAAGTGTCAGAGCTAATGGAATTAGAGCTGATTCCTAAAAACTTCAACAAAATGAAGTCACTAGCGACCTACTTCAAAGTAGAACTTGCAGCAAAACCAAATGCAGAAGACCTTATTAAGGCTCTTACAGAACTTAAAAACCAAATAACTCAGTAAAAATGAACGGAGTAAAATTTATTAGAGAAAACGGCGGACTTGGCAGAAGACAAGAAGGCACAGATTTCATCTCTGGAATCATTGTCTATGGAGAAACAGCCACAGATAAGCGTTTGATATTATCTGTCAGCGAATTAGATAAAGCTGGTATCACAGCGACAACGCACCCTGTACTCCATTACCATGTTTCGGAATTCTTCCGAGTGAATGAGGGAGCAAAACTATATGTTCAATCAGTTGCAGAGAGTGACGGCAATTACACAGAAGTAAAAGTCATGCAGAACTTTGCGGAAGGGAACATCAGACAGATTGCAGTTTGTGATTTTAAAAGGGAATTAAATACCCTTTCAAATTCAGTGAGCAAACTTAATCAGATTGCTTCAGAATTAGGCGAATTAAATATCCCTTTGAGTTCGCTTCTTTCGGTAAAAATAACCGCGGAAGACATGACTAAACTACCAGACCTGCATACATTGAATGCTGAAAGGGTAAGTGTGGTTATCGGTCAAGACGGCGGAGGGAGAGGCGCTTATTTGTCCCAAACCAACGCTTCTATTTCTTGTATTGGCGCTGTATTAGGTGCTGTGTCAAAAGCTAAAGTAAGCGAGAGTATTGCATGGGTAGAAAAACAAAATTTAGTTTCCACAGCTTATATCAAGGCTCTTACAGGAGGTGTAGAAAAAACAAGAGAACTGGATAGCATCTGTTTTTGTGATGGTTCAGCTATAGGAAACTATACTCCACAACAGCTGGAAGCTATTAACGATAAAGGCTATATCTTCGGAGTAAAGCATACAGGAGTCGCAGGGACTTTCCTTAATGATAGTTTTACTGCTACTAGTTTAGAGAGTGATTTTGCTTATATCGAAAACAATAGAATCATTGATAAAGCCATTAGGGGAATTAACAAGGTGCTGATTAAGAAAGTATCTGGGCCTGCTTATATAGACCCTGATACAGGACTGCTGGAGGCATCAGGTGTTGCTGCACTGGAGGCACTCTGTGATGATGTTCTTGATGAAATGCAGAGAAACGGAGAAGTAAGCGGTTACGAGGTTAATATAAATCCAAACCAGCAGGTGCTGAGAACTTCTAAATTAGAAGTGATTGTAAAAATTGTTCCTGTGGGAACACTGAGAAAAATTGAGGTAAAAATAGGTTTAACCCTTAAAAAAGATTAAAAATGGTAGAATTAGAACCGCTGATTAACGGAAGAGAATACGGCTGGGCAGATATTGTCGCTACTATTGGAGGTGTTCCTGTTACGGGGATTACCGCTATCAAATACGGCGAAGAAATGGAAAAAGAAAATATCTATGGAGCAGGACGAAACCCTGTATCTCGTGGGTATGGCAGGGTAAAATCTACAGCATCCATTACTCTGCTTTCAGGGACAGTGTTCGCTTTGAAATCAAAAGCGCCAAAAGGACAGCTTCATAGAATTGCTCCATTTCCTATTACGGTAAGTTATCAGCCCGATGCTGGTCCTATGGTAGTACATGTTTTGAAGAACTGCGAGTTCAAAAAAACAGAGTTTGACTGGAAAGAAGGAGACATGAGCAAGCCGATAGAACTGGAGCTTATTATTTCTCATATTGTAGATAAATCAAAGTAAAACAACCATTGTGAGTAGTGGAAAACTCTCTGCTGCTCACATTATTAAAAACAAAAACAAATGGACAAAGAACTTATCTGCGGACTTGATACCGCGCAAATAGAAGAACTCAAAGCAGAAAAAGGGGCACTGGTATTGGTTGGTGTAACTTATGAAGGAAACACTCATCAAGCTATATTCAGAGAGCCTACCTTTAAGGATTTAGAAGCGATACATAAAATATCTAAATCTGATGAAATGAAAGGATTAAGGTCAGCTTATGACAACTGTATTGTAAAGGCTGATGAAGAAATAGAAGGTAGGGATATACTTAAAATCAAAGCAGTAAGTGCTTTGATGGAAAGAGTACAGAAAACCAGCTCTGAAGCAAAAAACTTATAAGCTCGCTTTCTAGCGAGCAATCAGAACACGAAAGGTTCAAGGGTGATGCTCTTATAAGGTCAAATTTTAATGTAGAGCCAGAAACACTACAAATAAGTGAATGGGGAAAACTATACGCCCAAGCCATGTGGCTGGAAGAATGGCGACTGCAGAACCAAGCTGAATTATTTAAGGCTTTGTTTGGTGGGGATTAGAGGTTTATTGTTCTTTCTTTTTCTTCAATAGATAATGTACCATAAAAGCCTCATCATCAGAAATAGAAGAATTGACACTATCATTTCCTTTAAGAGCAATGGAAATAAGTCCAACCGCTATAACAACAGCGACTAAAAACATGCCTATTATAATCATATGAGCAGGAAAGAAAATAACTCCTAAAATGAGGGCTGCCCAAAAAGTGATTTTTAATGTTTTCATTTTAAAACCATTTACATAACAAAGATAGTAAAAAAATGTCAAATAATGTAACATATCAAATAAATTTAAAAGTTGTAGGTGATGATGTCATCGGCTCGGTAACTCGTGAGATTGAGAGATTAGACGAGAGTACGAGGAATGCAACTAAGAGTTTTGGAGATTGTTTTAAATCTTTTTTGGCATTTAGCACAGCCTTAGAGGGGCTTTCTTCTCTTCGGCAAGACTTTGAGAACCTCATTGAACCTGGCAGAAATCTAAATGCCAACATGATGGAGCTTTCTGCTATCACGGGAGTTACAGGAGATGGTTTAAAAGCAATTGAAAAGGCAGCGAGAGACACTGCGAAAACCTTCGGAACGAGTGCAATAGACAATGTGGAATCTTACAAAATGATGCTTTCACAGTTGTCCCCTGAGATTGCTAAAAATTCAGAAGCTATGAAGATGATGGGGGAAAATGCGAATATTCTCTCCAAACAGATGGGTGGTGATACCGTAGCAGCTACGGATGTCCTGAATACTTCACTCAACCAATTTGGTGTAAGCATGGACGACCCTATTGCAGCAGCTAAAATTATGGGCGACATGATGAATGTCATGTCCGCAGCAGCACAGCAGGGGTCTGCTGAACTCCCACAAATCAAACAAGCACTAGAACAGGTCGGAATGGTGGCAAAAACTACTGGTTTGTCTTTTGCCGAAACTAATGCCTACATTCAGCTTTTAGACCAGGCAGGTAAAAAAGGAAGTGAGGGCGGTGTAGCACTGCGAAATGTCCTTACAACGCTATCAGAAGGAAGATTTACTTCTAAGTTAGCAGCAGAGGGTCTCCAGCAGGCTGGTATTTCTGTTAATTATCTAGCAGACAGCTCTATACCTCTACATGAGCGGTTAAAAACTCTTAGAAAAATACAAGGGGATACTGCGCTTATGACCAAAGTATTTGGTAAGGAAAACATGGCGGCTGCTATTGCTATGATAAACACTGCTGATGAGGCAGAAGCGATGACCAAGGTTATTGTAGGGACTAATTCAGCGGTAGAGCAAGCAGAGGTAATCATGGGCGGTTACAATGAAAAAGTAGCCAGAACTAAAGCCTGGTTTGATGACTTGAAAATATCTATTTTCAATCTTACAGAAGAGTTTACTCCCTTTGTAAATATGGGATTTTCTACTGTAGAATGGCTTGGAAAATCTGCGTTTTATCTCAATATTCTAAAATCTACATTGAGTGCAGTAACACTCGCAAAAACAAAGGATAACATACAGTCTGGGATAGCTCTTATCCGTACAAAAGCCTTAGCATTATGGACAGGAATAGGAAGTCTTGCTAACAAGGGTTTTGCTGCTTCTTTGAACTCTGTTAGAAATTCGGCGATAGGTGCAGCTGTTGGGACAAGAACATTTTCTGTCGCTATTATGAATATTCCTGTTATCGGCTGGATAATAGCGGGGATTACCGCTGTCATTGTGGCTATAAAATACCTTTGGGAACATAGCCGAAGATTTAGAGAAATCCTCTTTGGGATAGGCTATGCTGCAAGAGCAATATTCCACAACATCGGCGTATATGCGGGCAGAGTTTGGAGGCTTGTTTTAAAACCTGTGGGGATGTTTATTTTTAATTTCTATAAAAACATTTTCATGGCTGTTTGGGAGTTTGCAAAAACTGCATGGGATGGTATTATAAATACTATTTCATGGGCATGGAACAATGTAATCAAGCCAATAGCCCAGTATATATATAGTGTTTATGTCAATACCTTTATGGTGATTTGGAATGCTGTAAAAACGGTGTTCAACTGGATAGTACAGCTGGTGTCCAGAGTTTGGAACTGGATAAAAAGCACCTTCTCTGAGTTTGCAGGATGGATACAGTCCACCATCATAGAGCCTATTTATAAAGTTTTTAATGAAATCTGGGATTGGCTTACAGGTTTTTTTGATGGTGTTACAGAAAAAATTAAAGCTGTAACAGATACAGTCAAAGGGCTTTGGAATAGTATTTTTTCTGATGAAGGTACGGTAAGTGTTAAAGAAGAGTATCAAAAAGGAGAGAAAGCAGGAGGAGAAAGTTTTGATAAAGACAAGAAAAAGAGCAAAGACGACCCACAAGAGGTCAAAATAGTAGATGATAACTCTCATAAAAACATTTTTGATGTCAGCAAAGGCTCTGGACTTTCTACTCCTACTATTGGAGGAGTAGCAGCAAAAAAAACAAAGAAGAAAAAGGAAAAAAGCGAGAAAGAAGACGGAGAAAGCGGAAATAAGGTTCGCAGCCTTACAGTTGGTAAAATGGTGGAAAATCTAAACATCTACACTCAAAAAGGGACTGTCGGAGAAAGTAAAGAGCAGATTTTACAAGCAATTAAAGAAATATTCGGTACTGCGGTAGCAGATTTTGCAGGAGCAGACCGAAATGCTACAACTGCATAAATTATAAGAAAATGATAAATGTATTTACCCCCAACGCAGAGCATTTAGCCAAAGGTGTGGCTTTAAATTTAGCTTTCCGTTTTGGAATGAGCACTGCGGAGCCTTTCAAGGCATCTGAGTATGTTGGAAAAGAGAAAAACCCAGAACTGCTGGATTTAGGAGAATTAGAAGGGAGAACTTGGCTGACTTCACTAGCCTTAAAGCACGGAGGGAAAGAGTTTATATTCAATGAGTGTCTGATTTCCCTTAATATGGAAAAAAACATCGTTACCACAGCATTACAGGGACGCAATGGAACGATAAAAGAGTATATCAGTGATGGTGATTATAACATTACCATAGATGCAGGGATAAGTAATTACACTATTGACCAGGAAGGGGAACATAATATTGACTATCCGATAGATGCAGTTGCAGAATTGAAAAACATTCTCTGCCTTCCCGAAACATTAGAAGTTCAGAGTGATTTTTTGGAGATTTTTGGGATAAAATCAGCAGTGGTAAAATCTTTTGACCTACAACAAGAAACCCACTCCAACAGACAAAGTATCAATATCCAAATGCTCTCTGATGAGCCGTACGAAATTAGATTAAAAGAAGAAAACGATGTTAAAGTTGTGTAGTGAAATCATCATCGAGGGCGATAAAACATGGAAATTTAATGCCGTTGCAGACTGCAAGATTGTAGAAGATGTATCTACTCTTACTGATACCTGCGAAATTCAGCTCCCTAAAAAAATAAAGTGGCAGGAAGCTGTAAGCAAGAACGGAAAACCTCCAATCAAAAGAGGTGATAAAATAACCATCAGACTTGGATATGATGATAATTTAGAAACACGATTTACAGGATTTATCCGCTCGGTAGATGCGAAAGTACCAATAACCATAAAATGCGAAGATGGTATGTTTATCTTAAAGTCTCACAAGGTAAAACCAAGGGCTTTTAAAAACGCTTCTCTACATGAGATTGTGTCTTATCTATTGGAGGGGACTAATATCAAGTTTCAGCTTATGGATAAAAATATAAAAGTGGGAAACTGGAGACTTACCAAGACTCATGCTTCAGAAGAACTACAAGAGCTGAAAGAAAAAATGATGTTGTCTTCCTACTTTCGGACAATAAACAAGGAAAGCGTACTGTACATTGGCTTAGCCTACCCTTTGGACAACCGAAAGAAAGTAAAATTCATACATGGCAAAAATATTATTGATGAGGATTTTGAATACAGAGACAAAGAAGATATACGGGTAAGATGTGAAGCACAGAGTTTTAATGGAAAAAAGAAAAAAGTAACCTATGAATATGGTGACAAAGATGGAGATTTGATAAAAATAAGAATGGACGGGCTCACTGAGGCTGAATTAAAAAAATACGCTATACAAGCGGTGGAACGATACAAACAAAGTGGGTTTAAAGGTTCGTTTGAAACCTTTGGACAGCCCGAAGTCAGCAAGTGTGATATGGTTGAAATTCATGCATCAGACGGGAATAGCGGAGTCTATCTGGTAAAGAAAATAGAGATAGATTTTGGGATGAATGGCTACCGCCAGAAAATAGAACTGGGGCAACCGCTAACGATTAACGAGCAATGAAAGAACTTTTACAAAAACTAACCGAAACAGGCGATGAAATTTACGCCAAAATCTGCGAAGTAACATCGGTAGATATAGAAAATCAGACGGCAGATTTACAACCGTTGGATGGTTCATCGCAGATTTTAGATGCTTATCTGCAAGTGGCAGAAAATGGTGTTTTTGTAGAGCCTAAAATAGGCAGTTTAGTAGCCTGTGTGTTTGTCACCAAAGAGACTGCTGTAATAGTTAATCATTCTGAAATAAAGCAGTTTCAAATTAAGATTGAAAAAACAGAGTTCAAGATAGATACAGAGGGTTTCCTACTTAAAAAAGAAAACGAAACCTTGGCAAAGCTGATGACCGACCTATTACAGGAAATCCAGAAGATGAAATTTACCACTTATGCTGGCGGACCAACATTGACCCTGCTTAATAAACCGAAGTTTATTGAGATTGAAAACAGATTTAAAAAGTTTTTAAAGGAAGATTAAACCGAATTTAATATGGCAAAAACAGGACTAAAAATAGAAAGGCTGCAAGGGAAAATAAAATCAGCTTGGCTTTCTCAAATGAACAATGAAAATGGCGAAGACTATTTGGATAAGATGAGCAGAAACCTCGCAAAGGCTATTGTGGAGGAAATATCGGAGCTTATTGTAGAAGTTCCAGCAGGTATAAAAGTAAACACAACAGGAGGGGCTGGGCAAACCATAGAAATAAA